TTAACCCTAACATTGAGATCCTGGCATGGGAATATAACGTTCCTTTTCGACCTGACCAGGTGGAAAACAAGAAGTACATCATTAATTTATTGCCGCGCGAAGTCATTCCGCTCATTACCTTCGAAAATGGCGCGCAATATGAACTGGATGGAAAAATCGCTTATGTGAACGACTATTCGATCAGCCAAGCGGGGCCCTCCGAAACGGCGGCTGCGCAGATCCAGGCAGCCAAAGCGCGCGGGATGTTGGCCTATTCGAAAGCGGACACCTGGTCCAGTTGGCAGTTCGCCACGGTTCCCCACACTCCGTCACCACAGCAGTGGTTTGCGCGTTATCGGGCGCTGCGACAGTACGGTATCGATGGGACGCTTGAGAGCTGGAGCTATGGTTTCAAACCGAATTTTGTCGCTGAGCTGCGTGCTTGGGACAGTTGGACGGGATCGCCTCCGCTCGAGGAATTGATGCGTCAAATCGCTCGCCGGGATTATGGACCGGGCGCCGAGGACTTAGTGGTAAGTGCGTGGGATCACTTCAGCCGTGCCGTCCGGTTGCTCCCGGATACGGGTCCGAGTTGGGCCACCAGCAACGCGGTAGCGGCGCCGTTCTTTTTTGAAAAACCTCAGCCCCGAACCATGACGGTGGAGCATTCGTGGCAAAACCAGAATCAGTGGACGCAGACCTCGCGTCTGAATCCTTACTGGCCGTTTACATGGAACTTTCTTTTCCTTTGGCCGGACTTCACGAACCAAGTCAACCAAGCCGAGTTCTACACCGGGAGCTTCGGCATGGACACCTATCAGAAGTACTTACGACTCGCTGCCGGAGAATTAGAGGTTGGGCTTCAGAACTATCGAAGGGCTGCGCTTGGTGCGCCGAAGGCGAGACAGAACGCCGCTTTCAAAGAGGTCATGATCGCTGAACAGATGCGCCGCATGCTCGAAAGCGCGAGCGCGTTGCTCGAATTCGAGGATTTACGCTTCAAACTCGGGAAGGCCTCGCGGGAGCGGCAACTCGGGATGCTGGATCGGATGGCCTTACTGCTTCGCCAAGAGATTGTACGCACGCAGTCTTCTCTCGATGCTGCGCTACGAGACTCGCGCCTCGGATACGAATGGGAAATGGATTATATGTATACGCCTTACGTCCTTCAAGAAAAAATTAGCCTTCTCCAACTGACGCTAGCCAGCCAGCTGCCGTCTTACCGTTCTCGATTACTTGCACACTGAGTTCGTGGACAATACCCTGTTGTTTGAGATGCTGTAGGTCTTTCAGGTAGGTCTTGACGATCGGGTCGCTGGGAGTGAGTTCGAGCATCGACTCTTGCATCGTAGCAGGAGGACACTGTCGAAAACGCCGCCGGTTTAGCGGGGTCGTTCCTGTGCCAAGCGTCCGGGCTGCGCCCGGATGGACCGATTAACAATCGGTCCGCAGGTTGCCAACCTGCCCCACAGATGCATTGCTGTCGGTGCGGCAATTGCTACAAGTTCGCGCCGAAGGCTAGTAGGCGGCCGTCGCAGTCTCTTGCTACGAATTCGCGGGAGTGCCAGGGCATGTTGGCGACTGCGCGGGTGAATTCTACGGCAGTTCGTCCTCGTATTTATTCGGGTTGAGCGTGGGCGGCTCGGTGCAGCGGAAGCCTAGCTTCTCCTTGTAATAAGCTAGCGTTTCGGGGATGTCCAGGGTGAAGAACAAAGGCGCTATCTGACGGATTATGAGCCAAGTTTACTGCAAAGACGGGGCGGGGCAAAAAGGGTACAGGCACGAAGTTTCGCAAAGGCGGCGAAATTCGAGCCAGTCCCCTTTTTGCGGAATAGAGCGTTGCTGACGGAATAGTGGCCCGTCTCAGCGAAATCGACGTCGACACGACTGTCGACGCGGCACGCCTGGAGGCGCGCGCCACAAACACTCCACTACGTCACTGGATTGTTCTGAATTGTAATTCCTTTTTATTCATTTGGTTGAAGCTGTTGGGACGGGTGTGTCTGTTCGGGGACTTGTATTCTTTGGCCGTGAGGAAAGATGGCTATCAAAAAAAAGACGGCAGCGCCGAAGAAGCGGGCCGCGGGGTTAAAGCGGACGGGGGCGAAGACTCGGGCGATTGCGGTGAAGAGGCTCCTTCTGAAGGTGGAGGCGCAAATGACGAAACCGGAGGTGAAGGCAACGCTGGGGGATTACATACGGCTGATTCAGTTGTCGAAGGAGATGACGGAGGAGCCGAAGACGGACATAAAGGTCACTTGGATCGAGGAGCCGCTGATCGAAATATAATCTACAGTCCGCTGGCTACGCAGAAGCGCTTTCATGATTCGACGGCCCGATTTAAGGGGTTTTCGGGGCCGATCGGGTCGGGGAAAAGCCAGGCGTTATGCCAGGAGGCGATCAAGCTTAGCTATTTGAATCCAGGGAGGACGGGGCTGATCGGGGCCCCTACCTTTCCGATGCTGCGGGATGCTACGCAGGCGGCGCTGTTTGACGTTCTGGACCGGAACAAGATTCCGTATGAGTATAATCGCGCGGAGAATTTTCTGGTCATGCACGAGACCAGGTCGAAGATTTTGTTTCGATCGGTGGAGGAGTTTGAGAGGTTGCGCGGGAGTAATCTGGCGTGGTTCGGGCTTGATGAGCTGACTTACACGTCGGAACAGGCTTGGCTGAGGCTTGAAGGTCGATTGCGAGATCCGAAGGCTACGCGGTTATGCGGGTTCGGGGTGTGGACTCCGAAGGGCTATGACTGGGTTTACGAGCGGTTCGTTGCGCGGCAGGTGGATGGCTATGAGACGGTCATGGCGCAGCCGTTCGAGAACCAATTTTTGCTCGACAAGATTCCGGATTACTACTCGCGGTTGAAGAGTAGTTATGACTCGCGGTTTTACGAACAGGAAGTTTTGGGCGAGTATCTGGCGCTGCACGCGGGGCGGGTGTATCCGGCGTTTGAACGGGCTCTGAATACGCGTGAGGCGGAGGTTGAAGAATCGCTGCCGCTGTTGTGGGCTTTGGATTTCAACGTGGATCCGATGTGTTCAGTGATTGCGCAGGTGCATCGGGATGGGCTGGTGGTGGTGCTCGATGAGATTGTGTTGAGCCGGGCCAGTACCTATGACGCTTGTTCGGAATTTACGGCGCGGTTCGCATCGCATTTGGGCGGGCTGATTGTTTATGCGGACGCGACGGGGGCGCGGATGCAGACTTCGGGAAAGACGGATCTGGTGATTTTGCGGGAAGCGTTGCAGGACTATGGGCGGGTGGAGTTTCGAATACCGAAGTCGAATCCGGTAGTGAGAGAGCGGGTGACGTTGATGAACGCGAAGCTGGCGGCGGCGGATGGGGCGCGGTGGCTGATGGTGCATCCGAAATGCACGGAGTTGATTCGGGATTTCGAGCAGGTCGCGTTCAAAGAAAACAGCCAGGTGGTGGATAAGGATCGGGATCCTAAGAGGACTCATTTATCGGACGCGCTGGGGTATCTCGTGTGGCAGGAGTGCGGGGGGCGGGGGAGTGTCGGGGAGATGGGGAAGAGGCTTTTTTGAAGAGGAGTCAGGAGACAGGAGTCAGGAGTCAGGAGTCAGAATGCCGATTGATATTGATTTGGAACATCCGGAGTATTTGGCTCTGAAGCATGTTTGGAGGCGGTATCGGGACCTCTATATCGGCGGGGAGCTGATTAAGTTGCATGCGCAGGAGTATCTGGTGCCTCGGCAACGGGAGCCGGGGGATGTTTATACCGAGCGATTGAGCCGGGTGTTTTATGAAAACTATATCGGGTCGATTGTCGACTGGTATGCGGCTACTTTGTTCCGGAAGGAACCGGTGGTGATGTTCGAGGGGACGAATTCGCGAGGCAAGGCGTTCTTTTCGGCTTTGATGGACGAGGTCGACCTGAAAGGGACGGGGTTGAATGACTTCTTCCGAAAACAGTTTGTCGAAGGGCTGATTGCCGGGGCTAGCTATGTGCTGGTCGACTTTCCGCGGACGGATAAGAAAAAGAATAGGGCGGAAGAGGATGCGTCGGGGGCATCGCGAGCTTACCTGGTTAGCTACGCGGCGGAGGACGTTATCAATTGGAACCTTGATTTGCAGGGGAATTTCGATTGGGTGGTGATCCGGACGAAGATGATCCGGAAAGAGCGGGTGGAGGATGCGGAGTGGTCGAAGGAGACTCGGTGGTCTTATTACGACAAGCAGAGGTTCCGGATTTATTCGCAAGTGGGAGATGGTGACAAGCGGCTGGTGGATGAAGGGACGCATGCGCTGGCGAAATTAAACCGGGTTCCGCTGTTCGATTTACGCATTCCCGAAGGAATGTGGATGCTTAACCGGGCGGGATTACTACAACTTGAGCATTTCAACAAATCGAACGCGCTGTCGTGGGCGCTGACGATGGGGTTGTTCGCAATGCCGGTTGTTTATTCGGATCGCGATTGGAACCAGATGGTGGGTGAGAGTTATTACATCCAATTGGCTCCGGATGACAAGTTCGGGTGGACGGAGCCGGAGGGTAAGGTCTTCTCGATCGCGCAGGATAATCTGACGCGGTTGCAAGAAGAGATTTACCGGGTGTGTTATCTGGCGCAGGCAGGCGGGGCTTTGGATGCGGGCGGGCAGCAATCGGGGATCAGCAAACAGTTGGATTTTTCGATCACGCAGGAAGTTCTGCGGTCGTATGGGGACGCGATGAAGGACTTGATACGGCGGGTGCTGACGTCGATCGAGGCGGCTCGGGAGGATGGGATCGCGATCAGCGTGACGGGGATGGATGAGTTTGACATTACGGACTTTGGGACAGAGCTGACGGATGCGCAGGCGCTGCTGGGGCTGGGGGTGAGTTCGCCGACTTTGAAGAAAGAAATTTTTAAGAAATTGGCGCTGAAGTATTTGTCGGACAGCAGGCAGGATGTGAAGGATCGGATTGTGGGGGAGATTGAGGCAGGGGCCAGCGAGGAAAAACATGGGTGAGGAAGAGAACGATATTCGATCGATGGTGGCGGAGTTAGTGGAGGAACGGGCGCGGCGCGAAAGCTTGGAAAAACGCGTGAATGAGTTGGTGGCGGCGGCGGAATTGGCGGATCGGAGCGCGACCATTCGAGCGGAGTTGCAGAAGTTGGGGGTCGCCAAGGTGGATCTTGCTTATCGGGCGGTGAAGGATGACGTTTACCGGGGCGAGGACGGGAAATTGATGGCGCAGGGCGGGGCAGAGATCCGCGATTTTCTGACGCAGTTTGTCAATGAGAATCCGGAGCTGCTGCCGGCGAGGATGTCGGGCGGGAGCGGGGCGAGTGCGGGACAGCGCGGGGGCATGGATGGGGGAGGAGTTCATCTCGACATGATCCGGCCAGGGATGAGTGCGGAGGAGAGAGAGCGAGTGAGGCAGGAGATCGCTCGGGTAGCGTCGCAGACGCTGCGTGGATTGTAGGAAGGACAAAGGGGAAAACAGATGGGAATTATTACTTCGGCTAATGTAGCGACTGCGATTGTGAAGCTGGTGGCGGCGGATGCGTTGCCGGCTTTAATGGGGAACCTTGTCATGGGGAACCTGGTGAATCGCGATTATGAACCGGTGCTGGCGCGAGCGGGAGATACGGTGAACGTGCCGATTCCGCCGGTGTTGATTGCAAATAACATCGCCGAGGGCAGTTCGGTGCAGTTGCAGAATCCTTCGATCGGGAACGCGCAGATCGTGCTGAACACGCATGCGGAGGCGACATTCCAGGTTCCAGACGTGACGAAGATCCTGGCGGTTCCGGATCTGCTGAGGCTGTACATGCAGCCGGCGGTGGTGGCGATCGCGGAGAAGATCGAGAGCGATTTGCTGGGGACGTGGACACAGTTTACGTCGAACGCGGCGGTGGGCACCGGCGGCACGACGATTACCGAAGCGACCGTGGATTCGGCGGAAACGGCGCTGTTTTCGGCAATGGTTCCGGCGAGTGCGGTGAAGTATCTAGTGGTGAATCCGGCGACGTATTCGGCGCTGCGACAGATTCCGCGGTTCAGCGAGTTCAACTCGGCGGGGGAGGCGGGATTGCGGGCGCTGGTGGATGGAGCGGTGGGCAAGATGAAAGACTTCTACATCTTCCGGTCGCAGTTTGTGCCGCAGACGGGGACGAGTCCGGTGACGACGCATAATCTGGCGTTCACGAAAAATGCGATCGGGCTGGTGGTGCGGCGATTGCCGCAGCCGCTGCCGGGCACGGGAGCGATCGCGGAGTACGCGGAGCTGGGGAATTTCGGGATGCGGGTGACGATGAGCTATCAGCCGAACACGCTGGCGCAGCAGTTCACGGTGG